GCATCTTTTACGAGGCGATCAAATCGATTGTCTTCCGTAAGAGGTGCCGTTTTTGCGTTGCGTATAATAATTTCCTTCGTTACTGAGTCGATGCTGACTTCGGCGTCGTCGCCTGCGGAAAGGCCGAGCTCGTTGAGGAATTCCAGCGGTAAATAGATTGCGTGCGAATTGCCTTGTCGTCGGATCTTTTTATTTACCATACGAAACACTCCTTTCGTTAATTTTATTTTACACGAAAACGTCCAGTTTCGGAAGCTCACGGATATTATCCATTGTAAGGCGAAGAAAACTTTCGCTAAAATTGTGCGAAGTTAAAATACGCTTCGTAATGTTAAGTGTAAGGCGCAGTAAACAATCGAATGGAGGCGAAGTAGTTGAGTCATTTAATTGGTATGAACGCAATCGCTACAACGGATAAAAGTAAAGTAAAAGGTAAGATCGCCCGTATTTATAAGCATCGTGTTTACATCGAGCAAGACGGCATTCAGTACGGAATGAAAATGTCTAGCGTTAACAGTCTAAAGGTATTTTATCAAAATGGCGTTGTTGAATATATCTAAGGAGGCGATCGAATGACAATCTTCGGAATCACAGCGAAGAACGATGAGCAAAAAGCGGCGATTCGCGCACTACTAAACGATAAACCATTCACGTTTTTAACAGGACCGGCTGGATCCGGTAAGACACTTCTCGCACAGGCAGCCGGCTTAGAACGATTAACAGAACGTCAGGACTACCGTAAGTTCATGTATACGCGATTACAAACGCAGTTAGGAATGGACGTCGGAGCATTACCGGGCAGTATCGACGAAAAGACTTATCCGTTTATCGCACCGTTTATGGATAACCTCGAAATCATGAGCGAAAAGGCTAGCGAAATTAAACGCTACCTAACAGAAGGCGAAGAGGACAAACGCAAAGTGTTCTTCGAAAACATTCAAACGATGCGAGGTCGATCGCTACACCATACGTTCTTGCTAGTCGATGAGGTTCAAAACATCGATACTCACACATTCGCAGCCATTGCGACTCGTATCTCGGAAGGTTCGAAATTCGTATTCGTTGGCAATTTCGCGCAAACAGACAGCGTTAAGTTACGTAAGCCGACGGCAAACGGGCTGTTCCAGTTACTTAACGGAATGTACGGAAAGGACGCACACGAATACTACGATCACATTAATTTAACGATTGTCGAGCGTCATCCAGTCGTAGGAATCGTCGAAGATATATTACGTAATCATGACGTGGCGCCGGAGTTTGAAGCGTTAGAAGCGCGAGGCAATGTCTTATGAAATACATCGCAGTCACATTCGCAGGCTTAACCGTAGGCACGACGATCGGGTTCGTTATGAAATTCTTGTTTGAGTATACGTTTTGTAAATGACGAAGAGGAGGCGAAGTAAATGAAACGTGTAATAGTGACGTATTTCAAAAAGAGCGGAAAGTATTATACGGAAGAAACGGTCGATATCTCTGAAGAATTGAACGGGTACGAGGCATTATCGGAAGAACTACCGAAGCATCATCGTATTAAAACTATGTCGATGTTAGTGCAAGATAGCGGCGATAATAAGGAACCGTATATCGTTCCGCACCTATATAAGCCGTTAGAGGATGACTCCGAATGAAACGCACACTACTCGCAGTCGTTGTCGGAGGCGTAATCGGAAGCACAATCGTTTTCAACGCCGGTCACATCGCGCCAGCTGAACACGCCAAAGCGCCGCAACCAATCGTCTTACACGAAGAAACAATCGTCAACGCACTAACAGAATCAGCGCAGCTCGTCACGCTAACAGGCAAAGCGGAAAAGACGGAGCGCTATTCGGACAGTCGCTGGTACGGAAAGCAGGAGGCGATGGTCAACGTCCGCGGCACGTTCAAGCTCGGCGTTAACACGAAAGACATCGAAATCAGCACCGTAGGCAATGTCGTAAAGGTGACGTTACCGCAGCCGAAGCTAATCACCCTATCACTTCCGTATGACAACATGACAATTACGAATGACAGCGGGCTATGGCGAAAGGACGTTGATGAGTCGCAACTAAAGGCGCTCTACAGCGAAGCCAAGTCGGAAATCAAGGCGGACATCGCTAACGATAAGCGGGCGCAGGATAAGGCGGAGGCGAGCGCGGAGAAGGTTGTTTCGAAAATGATTCTTAAAATCGGAGGAGTAGAGGCGGTGGTTTTTAATTGAGAATCGAAATATCGCGAAGTACCGAATTAGATAAATGGATTAAAGAACGACACTACTTACAATCAACGCCAGCTGGGGCGAAACTCAGGTTATGGGTTGTTGACGATAAAGGCAATCGTATTGGAGCGATGATGTGGGGGCGACCTAACGCACGAAATTTAGACCAAACGAATCTTCTCGAATTAACGCGTATGTACATGATTGACGACACGGAAACGAACGCAGAAAGTAAAGCGTTAGGACTAGCGCGAAAACATATTCGAAAGAATCTACCGGAAATTAAAGGGCTTATCGCGTATTCAAGTACCGGTCAAGGTCACGAAGGAACGATATATAAGGCGGATAATTGGTTCGAACTAGGTCGAAATAAAGTATCTTCGAAAGGTTGGAGCAATCGAGAAGGGCGAGAGAGCCGCGATGCCAGTGAGAAAATACGTTGGGTAAGGTCACCTTAATAGAATATAAATCGGAGGGATTACGGTATGGGAAAAGTTAAAGTAACGAAAGAGATTGCGGGAGCTCTTGAATCAGCGAAAACAAAGTATAGCGGCAGCGGTATTACGATTCTTTTAGATGTATACGACGAAAGGCGCACATGCTCTGAGATTTCGAAGATATCTAAACACTTTGACGGTGATCTTCAAACGTTAATGCAAGTGTTAGTTAACGGGTATGAAATCGTCAAAACACCGGAGGATAGATTCCGCGATTACTACAATGAACTTCGTCTTGACGAATCAAATAAATCGTCTATTACTAGTCTGATTGCTGGACATAAAAGAGCGGCGGTTAACATGACGTTGAGGTTACTTGATATCGAAATAGAAGGCGTAAACAAATGACACTAGATCCGCGAATCGAATCCGCCGGTCATCACTTATGTCACGTATTAGGCGAAAACAGAGGCGCTCCAATGTCGCCGAAAGATCGCCACGATATATTCTTTACGGTTCGTCGAGTCGCCGCCTATTGGAAAAACGACGAGGACCGACGCAATAAAGAAGCGACTATACGGAACTTCAATGAGCTACGAAATTGGTGTCGAAATAATCAACCGGACAATGCACCGTTAATAGAAGCAATCGAAAAATTAATGAGCGGAGGAAGTATACGATGAAACGACAATACGAACAAGTTAAGGAATTTCAAACGAAATTTAATCAACCGGTTGCCGAGCGTCCTACAACGATGAGCTTCGCACGACGCGAGCAACGATTCGGCTACATGGCGGAAGAGTTAGACGAATTCATTCACGCTAAAACAGTCGTTGACCAATCAGACGCCATGATAGACCTCATCTACTTAGCGGTCGGCACACTCGTAGAATTAGGCGTTGAACCTACACCGTTATTTGATATCGTGCAGCAGGCGAATATGAGTAAGCTATGGCCCGATGGAAAAGTCCATACGAATCCGGAAACGGGTAAGGTGATGAAGCCGCCGACGTTTGTGCGTCCAGAACCATTGTTGGAAGCGGAGATTGAGCGTCAAAGTAAAGCGTCAGAGTTTACTCCGCATTCCATATTTGCTTCTGAGGACGAGGATGATTACGAAACTATTCATTGCGAAGGTTGTGACGAAGAGAAGCCCGTTGAAAAAGGTACGTATGCATTAGACGCAGGAATGTGCGAACCATGCTACGCAAAATACGAAGGTTAAGGAGGCAGGCGAATGAAACAGTATCATGACTTATGTAAGCATATACTCGAAAACGGAGTGCGAAAAGAAGACCGTACAGGGACCGGAACGTTAAGTGCATTCGGTTATCAATCACGTTACGATCTATCAGAAGGTTTTCCATTACTTACAACTAAGAAACTTCATTGGCCGTCAATCGCACATGAGCTTTTGTGGTTTATATCAGGTGATACAAACATTAAGTATCTCGAAGACAACGGCGTTAGGATCTGGCGAGAATGGGCTAATGAAAACGGAGACTTAGGTCCGGTATATGGAGCACAGTGGCGCGAGTGGCAGGTAGAAAATGGCTGGACGTACATCGACCAAATCGCCAACGTTATCGAACAAATCAAAACGAATCCAGACAGCCGTCGCTTAATGGTTAACGCCTGGAATGTCGGAGAGCTAGACGAAATGGCCTTACCGCCTTGTCACTTCGCATTTCAATTCTACGTGACTCCTCCGTCGTCAGAAGGAGCGAACGGGCGCTTATCGTGTCAGCTTTACCAACGAAGCGGAGACGTATTCCTCGGCATTCCGTTCAACATTGCGAGTTATTCACTTTTAACGCATATGATCGCGCACGTAACCGGCTTAGAAGTTGGCGAATTTGTTCATACGATAGGCGATGCGCATATCTATACGAATCATATCGAGCAGGTGGAGACGCAGCTAACACGCGACTTTAAACCGTTGCCACAACTACGAATCAAGCGCCAGGTAACAGATATCGATGATTTTACGTTTGATGATTTCGAAATTGTTGGATACGAAGCACATCCGCATATTAAAGGAGAGGTGGCAATTTAAATGAGCGTATATGAAATTACATTATTACTAAACGGTGAACAGGATCGCGAAGAAAGAATTCGAGAGGCATTCGATAAAGTAGCCGAAATAAATGGCGCAGCACTCAAACGCCTAGCAGACAGTGACGATTTAATCGAGCACAACGGAAAGCAATACCGCAAGGTCAAGCGCAAGGCTGCCGTCGGTGAATTGGTTGTGGTGACGAAGACGGTTTATGCTAACGATTATGATATCGGAGATATCTTCGAAGTCATAAACCGTCAAACCGATCGCATTGAAATAATAGATAACGTAGGTGACGGTAACGCACTATACGATTACGAGTATTACGTACTGGAACTCGTTGAACAATCCGGTCAGTTAACCGAACATGAAATTGCCTTATTCGCAAATCTTGCGCAGGAAGTTGCGGAGCTAAAACGCCAACTAACCAACGCCAAAACCGACATCGCCTACTTAGAAGATCGCGTAGATGAGAACGAAAAGGATACGGAGGGGCTAAAGAAACAATCACAATCGCCGGCACCTTGGGCGTTAGAAGGGGACGTTATAGAACTAAATAGCCGACTTCACCTTAACGAAAAATACACGGAAGAATTAATCGGACGTATGAACGATTTAGGTGACGGAGTTAAGGAACCTAGACATAAACGCAGTAACTTAATTTCCGAATTAGAAAGACGTCGTCACGAAGCGTTGTGCAAACGTAATAGATACGAAGATATGGGCGACGAAGGTAACTATCGCTACTTTGACGGCAAGATGGTCGGGCTTATCGAAGTAATCGGAATCGTAGAGGAGGCGTTGCGCAATGACTAAAACAACGAAAATAGTACTTTGCGGTAAATTACGTTCAGGCAAGTCGCTCGCAGCCGCATACCTAACGCTATTCTATGGCGCACAACCTTACGCATTTGCCGACGAAATGAAAGATTCGTTTCACCGCGCCTTCCCGAATATCATGCGCAATCCTAAACCGCGCGCCTTCTACGTCAAGTTTGGCGAATGGGCGTGCGAAGTATTCGGAGATAACGTATGGGTCGACAAAGTGCTGCGTAAGATTGAGGCGGCCAATCACAGCGTCGTACTTATTAGCGATATGAGAAAGGCGCCCGAATATACGAAGATGCAGGCGGAAGGCTATACGATCATTAAAATTACAGCGGATGACAGCTTACGAATCCAGCGTGCGAAAGAGGCTGGCGATGATTTCACCAAAGCAGATTTGACCGACAGAACCGAAACGTTCATTGACAATATAGCGCCGCATTATACGGTTGCTAATAATAGTGACACCGATTCTTTCTACGATAGTTTGGACGCTATCATGGCAGAGCTAGGCGTAGAGAAAGCGGTGCGAGGGGAATAGTCGGGCGCGACTGGTAAATTTAATATACTAATTTAAGCGACTGTTCTCGATTGAGGCGGTCGCTTTTTCTATGCGAAATGGAGGCGGTTAAGTGATACGAAATCACTACGGACATGGCTTACGGAACGACGAAAAGCCTTACGCTCACAAAATACCCGACGGAGGCAACTGGCGGGATTTAGACGACGTTGAGCAGCGGGCATTTATGAAAGGGTCGTATTACAGCGGTGGAGGCAGAACGATGTATCTTCGAAAGTTGGCGTGGGATGAACCGGCGCTAACAATACTAGCGTCACCACTGGCGAAGGCATCGTGTCAGTTACACCCGACTGAACTAATCGAAAGGGGCGATTTAATGAATTACAACGTTACACCGCAATTAGAAGCGAACGGACTAACGGTGTTGGAGCTATTCTGCGGTGGAGGGCTTGGTGCTATTGGTTTCAAATCGGCAGGCTATTGGATCACTAAGGCGCTAGACTTCGATAAAAATGCGGTAAAGGCATACCGCCACAACTTTGGCAATCACGTAGAGCAAACTGATATTAATTCGGTGGATACAGGCAGTCTACCGAATACAGACGTAATCTTCGGTGGACCACCTTGCCAGGACTTTTCGGTCGCAGGCAAAGGACACGGCGAAAATGGCGAGCGCGGCAAACTCGTCTATCGCTACTTAGAAATCATTGAAGAGAAAAGGCCGAAAGCATTCGTATTTGAAAACGTAAAAGGTTTAATTTCGAAGAAGCACCGATCGACATTTGACGTATTACTTACGAAGTTTAACGAAATAGGCTACGAGATTAGTTGGCAGCTAATCAACGCCTGGGATTACGGAGTAGCACAAAAGCGAGAGCGGGTGTTTATCGTAGGCGTCCGAAAGGATCTCGGCTTTACCTTCGAATTTCCGACGCCAGATCCAAGCGATTATCGCACGGCTACATTACGATCAGTAATCGGCGACTTACCAGAACCAACGGAAGACCAACGCAACCCACAAGACGGCAAGTACTCATCGCAATATCTATCGCGTAATAGAATCGTTGGTCACGATGACGCTGCTTACACCGTATTAACTAGTCCGCGTGACGCTTCGATTCATCCAGGCGCAGGTGATTTCACGATGGACGACGTTAGAGCAGGCGAAGTCGAGCCACGACGCTTTACACTGCGCGAGTGCATGCGAATTCAATCGGTGCCGGACTGGTACATGTTGCCGGAAGATTTACCGTTATCAGCGCAATACCGCATCGTAGGCAACGGAATCGCATCAAAAGTCGCTTATGTGATCGGCAAGTCACTAGCGGAACAACTTAACGAAAAAGGAGGCGTTTGATATCGGATCAGTCAAAGTAGATTTATCGACGAAAGAACGCGTATTAGAAGAGTCGTATCCAGCACTAAACACGGCGGCAGGCATTAAGCGGCTACTAGCCGAACGTGGCGCCTTAGAACTTCGCCAATACGCAGGCGATTACGACGCGGTACTAATGCTTATCGATTTAACAACAGCAATTACGGCGGCAAAGCTAACCGACCGGCAATCGGAAGCTCTACGCCTGGTATATACGGAAGACCTAACGCAAGAGGATGCGGCGCGACAGGCAGGCGTCGCCAGGACGACGTTAGTAGGACATATCGACGTGGCAGTCGAGAAGATAGCGGCAGTTTACGAATATTGGGGATGGCATGGCGAAGGGTATTCGATCGACAAATACGAAACGGGGAGCGATGAGGAATGAGTCTACGATATAGTTTCGAAAAGATAAGCGGTGAAGAACGTTGGCAGGTACGGTTAAATGGTGAGTTTGTCACTTACGTTAATAAGAAAGATCCGGAGCTGGTCGATAATATCCTACGACAAAACGGCTATGAATCACGCGAGGATTTCTTGGACGATAGACCGATATTACGCAGAGACATACAAAACGGTAATTTAAAAATAACCAACGTTCCTCACATCGTCGAAAATCCGTACGGATCGCTCATTATCGCAGGAAACGTTATGTACAGAATGGCGCGTATTTTTCAATATATGTTAGCGAACAAGTTAACGGAAATCGACTACGATACAGAATCAGTAACTAACGAGGAGGAAACGAAATGACAAACGTAAGCAACGACTTCAAATTCACATTCAGCGCAAACCACAAGGCGGAACTAATCGCGTATGTAGAACGAATCATCGAAACGACTAAGGCGCAGGTACAGGCGAAAAGGGACTACGTAAAAACACATTTAGAAATCGCTAGAACTACGCTTACAGAAACGACTGATCCATACGACCAGCATATCGAAGACATTAACGGAGAAGCGGATTCTAAATTCGCCAACACTCTCGCTAATCGTGACCTGCGTATGCAAATCGTAGAGGATCTGACGGAGTGTTACCGCGAAGCAGCGGGCGACTGGCCTGACGGTTTAGTGTTAGAGCGCCTGACTAACGCTATTTTAGAAGAGGAGTTATATAGTGACGACAACTACTACGTTAAGCATACGGAATATCCGATATTGAACGAACGTAAGCACGAAAGCCGTACGTATAAAGACGTTAAGCCGGAAGGGCTTGAGACGGTCGACAGTGGCGGCAAGAATCAGCGCAAACCGACGAAGCGAAAGCGCGGCAAATACGAGAATGCCTTCGTTGATAAACATACGCGCAGCAAAAACCGCGAGCGACGCAAGAAATACGTAGAGTTTACGAAAGTGCAGCCGGTGATTACTCGATGGATTACGGCGGATGGGGAACTTAGCGATGTTAAGCCGGAGGTGGCTGAATGATCGTAATTAATAGCTATGACACGCAGATTAGACCGTTTAAAAACGACCATAAACAATGGCAGTGGACACGCGCTGATAAAGCGACTAGATACGCGCATTTTGAGGCGGATAAAAAACAGCAAACGAATATAGCCGAAAAGGAACGTCGGTCAATCGAATTAATAAAGATGGCGTTAAGACGTACAAAGAAGCCAGTCGTATCTTGCTCGTTCGGTATCGACTCAATCTTGACGTTGTATCTTGTTCGAAAGGCGCTCGTTGAGTTAGGGCGCGACCCTTCCGATATCGATGTTATATGGAACGACACATTAAACGAATTTCCCGAGGTTAGGCAATACGCAAAACAACTTACGGCCGATTGGAATCTACGGCTGATCGTATCGAAGCCGAAGAAGCCACTAAAGAAAATCATTGCTGACAACGGCGGTATCACTAGCGACTACTTTACCGCACGTAAAGGCGATAGACGTAACGGTCAACCACTCAGCGAAAAATGCTGCGGTACACTTAAACACGAACCAATGAAACGCGCAATTAAAGAGAATCGTTGGGATCTAATGATTAACGGACTACGTGCTGACGAAAGTAGACAGCGTTTGTTAGCCGCCTTACGTGACGGAGAGTTCTTCTATTCTATTGCGGAGTGGAAATCGCTAGTTACACGTCCGATTCAGTGGTGGAACGAAGAAGACGTTTGGAATTACGTTGAGCAAGAAGGCATTCCATACAACGATTTATATCGCAAGAATCTCATTAAGGCTTATCCAGATAATCTCGAATTTGTACTCGCTGAACACTACGATGAATTGACGGCAATCGGTTTAGACGTAGAGGATTTGCGTGACAGGCAGACGCAAACAGTTGAGCGAAAGCAGGCGATGTTATTAGAGTGTATCGGATTCAAATTATTTACGCCGAGAACAGGATGTATGGCGTGTCCTATACCAATTAAGTTCGGCTATCTGCAGTGGATGCGATTGTACTATCCAAAAGTGTATGACGCAATGGTCTACAACTTAGGATACGGCAAAGTGTTAATCGAGATGATTCCGGAAGAGATTCGCGAGGAAATCGAAATGTTTACCGGCATTGATATTACGGCAGAAAATGCGGCAGATCATCTAAAAGAAATACTCGAAGCGAAGCCGTGCGCGCTAGATAACTTCGGAAAGAAGTAAAATCGATGTTGCTACGGAGCTATACAGCGCAATTAACTTTCGTTTAATGACTAACGGGCTTACTCGATGCTAATTTCAACGCTATATAACCCGACATTTTAGCGAAATCTTCTGCAGTATAGTTGAGAAATACAGCTTAAATTTTGATGCCTGGCCTTTCGGTCGGGTACGCCTTTTGGCGAGAACTTAATAACGGAGGATGATGACGATGAGAAGAGAGATTGATGATTTATTACATTACTTAGATTTATTAATTCAAGCGGAAAAAGCCGGGTATAGATGCTCGAAGGAAATCGGAGAGTGTATCGAAGATATCCGAAAAGAGCTTGAATTGGGTGAGCGCAATGCCTGAGTTAAATCGACATAACTGTCAGACGTTAGGTTTTGCAGCTACGTTATTTAAAACAGCGAAATCTATTTTCGTAAGAGCATACGATTTAAAGCTTATACCGACATTCAGACGTGACATAATAACGATTGAAGACCAAGCTATTGAAACGTTATGCGGTACCGGAAATAAAAACGCTACTGATTATATACTTAAATACTACTTTAACGAAATTACAATCGATGACTTACTCGAAAACCTTACGTTTCCAAAAGAAGGTGATCGACGTGAGTAAATACGAACGAATTATAAATGAAGACGGCGAGATCGGCTATTTTGTACCTGAGATAGTCGAGCCTACTATACGTACAAAAGACGAGATGGATCGAGCTAGGTACTTCTCAACATTACCGACTAAGAAGCGTTTCCATAATGGGAGACGCTATTTTATTTCGTATAATGAAGCGGTTGAGTCGCTTATCCAGGACCTTACGTTAATAGAAGCGGGCGCACTCGTTAAGCTTTTGTTGTGTCTTAAATTAAACAACGGAGGCTTGCTTACGAAAGGTGATAAGCCGTTAAATAAAACGGACATTGCTCGCATATTAGGACGTAGCAGACCAGCGACAAATGCTATCGTAGAGCGTTTATTTGAGTTTGGCGTACTCGAATCGATTGAGGATAGCGGCAAGACTTACTATCGCATCAACAGTCGTTATCATACGATGGGCGAGGCGCTTGCTAAAACGGTATTTACGAAGGTTTATATTACGAAAGCACGCGATATTATAGATTCGCTGAAACTTAACGAAATCGGCATGCTGTACAAGATTATTCCGTATTTTCATTTTACGGAGTATTATTTGTGCGTTAACGCTGATAGTGATCGCGAGAGTATCGAATATATGGGGCGTGAGAGTTTAGCGTCTGCAATCGGTCATGATGTCGCAACAGTATCGAAGCTAATGGCGAAACTACAATCCGCAGGAGCATTACTCGTAACAGGTTCGAAAAATGAATCGCGTTACTTGATTAATCCGGATTTGATGTTCCGACAAGGCGAAGGAGATTCGACAGATTGGACGTGGGCAGTACGTAAGATGTTCGCAGACCACGAAAAGAAGGCGAGACCTTAACCGGTTGCGTTTTTCAGTGTGGCGAAAACTTTACACTTTTGACCGTTCAGTGTGGCGAAAACTTTACACCTATAAAACGGGGTTCATCCTTAGAGCGACAAGGGATTGCGGGCTATTTTTCGTTACGAGACGTCTTATTCTTCTCTTAGTAATAACGATAAGAACATTAGGACATTCCGCCTTCGTCACAAAGACCGTGACTCGGCGGTGTCTTTTCGTTTTCTTTTAAAGACCATCGTCAAGGTAATATAAGTACTATTAACGATGATACTGGACGCGTCAGCGGACAGAACGGTTTTAAGTAGTTTATCTACTCGCTATAACTAACGTATAATAGTCCGTATAAGGAGGCGTTACATATGAGCGAATATATTAAAGTCCGCAAGGACAATTACGAAAAGCTAATCGAATTATTTACGGAGTATGTACAATCGTATTATGATTCCGAAAAGGACTTAGCGGTATCAACATCGAGTAGGTTTACGGAAGTGCTAGCGGCTTTAGAGACTGAGATGGATGACGTTATTGAGGACGTAAAAGAGTTAACGGGATACGATATCGAAATAGACAGAGGCGCCTTATAAACGGGCGTCTTTTTTATTACGTTTAAACAAACGGAGGTGACAACGAATGGCACTTAAACGATTATCTACCGAACACTATCACGCTATTAAACTGCTGTCACAGCCGAAGCAGGGCGGTCTTACAGCGGAACAGATAGCGCAGGAAGTAGGCGTAGGACGAACAACGATATTCAACTGGAAGAAGGATCCGTTATTTGAGCGAGAGTTAAAGCGTGAGATGGTACGTAATGCGCAGTCGAGATTACCGGAAGTACTCGATAATATCTATCGTGTCGCAGCAGAAACGGAGAATGCAGCGATGGCTAAGCTCGTATTACAACTTAACGAAATGCTAACGGAGAAGCACGAAGTATCTGCCGTAGATAATACTAACGGTGTAGATTACGATGTGATTGACGCAGAGATAGAGTCGTTTGCTAAGCGATTAGATGGCGAGTCCAAGGCGTAGTATATGGCGTACTATATAATAGTAGATACTCGGTATGTGATTGCGGGTAGGTATGAGTAGCGTATGTACTACGATGTACTATCTACCAGCACGCAGGCTCTGACAGACAGGCGCCTGAAACTTTTCGAATCAGCCCTCGTTTATGCAGTATCTTATGCATTATACGGCTGTTAATAGCGCAGCACAAACGTTGATATGACGCGTGCATAAAACAAACGATGAATGATTGCGTTGTTGATTCGTTACGAACGTTGTTATATCAACGATTTAATAAACGTTGTAACTCAACAAAACACGCTTCTGTTGAGATGAACATACGAATAAATGAATGCGATATGCAAGGCGTCGAGCCCCCAGGCCGCCCCCATCCGAATCCCGTTTCCTGACGCCAGAAAAATCAGCGTATCAAAATAACGTTTGAAAATTACGAAGGAGTGGTAAGAATGGCGAATACGAACAGTCGCGTATCTAATCTGAAAGTAGCAATCGATGTGTCTGACGCAATTAAGGAATTAAAAGCGCTACAACGAGAAGCGAAGAAGACTACGCAATCCCTAGCGGAAGTTAAATCCGATAAGGAATCCGAATATCACCAACATATAAGCGATCTATCCGACGGATGTCCAACGGAACATCGATTCCTCATGACTAACGCAATGATATACGCCTTATATAACGAAAAACAAAGCGGAGAGGTTATCTTCGCAAGGTTTTCCGGTGTTACAACGTCTATAAAGGCGCTAGAAAAGACGTTTGACGACGTCGTATACCTTCAATACGCAGGGCCACGCGGCTACACTCCGGATATAACGGGTAAAGTCGTATTTACTGACCCGAAGGTTAGATTACCGCGCGGAGTACGACCGAAATGTCATATTCATATTGCAGCCGTAGATACTTACGACGGAAACGATAATCTTATTCGATAGCATAAACGAAAATAAGCCCCGTCGTCAAGACGGAGCCTACTTCGTTACAAATTAACGCTATCATATAAATCGTCGATTTCTTCTTGCTCGATACCGATATAGCGGAGTGTCTCACGTTGGCTAGAATGATTCAACGCTTTCATTAACTGCGATAAATCAGCGCCAGCATTATAACGATGAAACGCCCACGTTTTACGCAACGTATGTGTGCCGACTTTAACGTCGATGCCAGCACGCTCTGCCGCAGCGTTTAGATTGCGCCATGCCTGAGTGCGATCTAGCGGCTTAGTTGCGTTACGTTTTGACGGAAACAACCAATCGCTGTTTTTAGCGTCAGTTGGAACGAGTTCTTTTAACGCCTGCATGATCGATTGATTAAAACGGAACTCTTTACGTTTACGAGTTTTCTTTTCCGTTAATATCAACGAAGATTTACCGCGAACATCGCCAACTTTGAGCGCTAGTATATCGCTGATACGTAGCGAGCTATTTATGCCGAATATAAAAAGCAGTAGGTCGCGCCCGTGCAGCGCTTTTTTCATTTTATTGACATCTTTAACGTTTTTAATCGGATTAACTATATTCATACCGAACACCTCAACTTATTCTCGTTTTGTTGAGTTAATAATAGCACGATACATAATCGCAAGTCAACGATAAACTAGAAAAATATTCCGAAGAGAGGAGGCGATAGTATTGGCGTGGACTAACGGTAATTGGAGCGATGCAAAGACACGTAGAAAAGAAATCGATAAGCTGCGTCAGTACATCGTCCCTAGAACGCGTAATATCGATAAACTAACCGCCGATGAAAAGCGCGATCTTGCGATGTATATTCGCGAGTTGAAACGTTTAGAGGCAATCGAGCGCGGCGATACCGACCTGCTATTTTTCGCTTACAATTGGTTCGGAGAAAACGCCAATCCCGATAATAGCGGAAACTGGATACCGGCTTTCGAGCATGACGACGACATCACCACGATAACAAAGCACGCGCCCGACTTTCATCACGAAATCTGCGACATTATGAACGTAGTATCGAACGAAGAAATCAATAAGCGCGTAGTTGTTGCGGCGCCACGTTCACACGCAAAGTCGAGTTTCTTATCGAAAGCATTTCCGATACATGAAATCGTTTATCGTAAGCGTAAATACATTATTATTATTTCGGAAACGCCGTCAGTTGCTAGCGCTAACCTCGAATGGATTAAGCTACAACTGCAGGGCAACGAAAAGTTAATTCGCGACTTCGGCCAGATCCTTTCGCCAAAGCAGCAGATGAATCCGAAGGACAACAGCGGAGAGTTTATCGCCTGGGAAGACCTCGGCAACGGTAAACAGAAAATGCTTACGCTAGTGCAGGCTGCTTCGTCAGGGCAAGCGCTACGTGGACGTAACTGGAACGGAAATCGACCGGACTTAATTGTCTGCGATGATTTAGAAGATAAACGGAATACGAATACGGAGCAGCTTCGTCAGGAACTAAAGGATTGGTTCCGCCAGGTAGTAATTCCGTTAGGTGATCCGGAAGGTAAGAAGACTGCGACCGTATTCATGGGTACGACAGTCCATCACGAAAGCTTGTTAATCGACGTCATGAAACACCGCGCAGACTTCGAAGCTAAACGATATCAAGCGATTATCGACATGCCCGAACGAATGGACCTATGGGAAGAATGCCGTCAGATATACGTAAATAGAGAAGATCCTCGCTCGGCCAAAACGGCGGAGCTTTTTTATATTGCGAACAAAGACGAAATGGACCGCGGAGCTAACGTACTATGGCCCGAAGTACAGCCGTTATTTAAGTTAATGGCGTGGAAATGGGACAACGGTAGCAAAGCTTTTAATACGGAATACATGAATAATCCGATCGATACTGAGTCCATGTTATTTAATCCCGATAAATTCACGTACTGGGACGACATGAATCCAGCGCGTCAGTTTCCGCATAAAGACTACACGATAGCACTCGGTATTGACTTTGCGATGGGTAAACAACGAGGCGACTATTCAGCGATTACAGCCGTTGCAAGACATCGAGAAACAGGCGTCGCTTATGTAATAGATTCGTACGGTGATCGCGTTCATCCTGACGTTTTTATGGAAGTTATCGTTAATAAAGTACGAGAGTTACAGCCGGACGTAATCGGAGCAGAGGCTCAGATGGCGCAGGAATTCTTCGTAGATAAGCTTAAAGAACGTCTGACGGTTATAGGTTATCCGGCGCACAATCGCGTTAAAAAGGTCTTTCAACGTAGTCGTAAAGAGCTTCGTATTGAGGCTATGTTACCGGATATCGAAACCGGAAAGATACAGTTCTCTCGAAGACATGCGTTATTGCTCGAGCAGTTTGAACGTTACGGCGCTGACCATGACGATCTTGTTGATAGCTGCGAGATTTCCGTATCAGTATCGAAACAAGGCAAGCGTAAGGTACGTCAAAAGCCTTCGTGGATGTAAGAATCCCGTTTAATAGCAAAAGTCTTCTCTAATATGATTATTTAAATATATGTGCTAAATGAAAAACATAAAAAGGAAGGAGGTCGTTTCATGGCATTATTCGAAACCGGTAAGCAGTTTCCGCCCGAAGATTCGATACAGCGGCTCGCTAAATATAGCCGTATGCGTAAGTTCTTTAAAGGTCAGCAGTGGGAAGTATACGATCGAGCGCGATTACTCTTAAAAGATTCGCCACAAAAACCACAGTTAGACGTTTTATACATCGCAATTAACTTGCCGTACATCTTAACGCTTAAACCTGCCGATCTATTAGTCGGAGATGCACCGATTTACGAGGCAGGCAAGCCGGACAACAGTAGCGAGCAAGTAACGCTCAACAAATACGTTGAAGAAAACGACCTAAACACTTTGATTTACGAAAGCGCAACATCAAACGGCTACCGAGGCGACAGTTTTATGAAAGTACGCTATGGATATCGCCAAGACTACTCGGAATTAACTCGTTTAGGACTGGACGTACCAGAAGACGTTGAAATGGAACCGATTATCGAACACGTTAACGCTTCGTATGTGTTTCCGGAAACAAGTAACGGTGACGTAAAGAAGTTTAAGGCCATTAACATTGCGCAGATTGAATGGGTCGAGACTCGCAACGATGAGATTCCGTATCTAAACATCGAGCGTCATATTCCCGGCTATATCATTTACGAACGCTATCGTTTGATTACTCGCCCAGAAGTCGGCGTAGACAATACGTACGGTTATCCGATTACGCTCTACACAATCGGTGACAAAGTAGCGACTGGCCGTGACGAAGATATCGTCGAAACGGGCCTTTCGCATATTCCGGTATTCCATATTCCGTATTCTTCGGTAGATGACGACTGGCAAGGCGACGGATTCATCGAAAAGATTGAGAAGGCGCTACAAGCCGTCGAAGACCGAATCGCACAGCTCGATTTTATATTAATGAAACATAGCGATCCAACGTTATACGGTCCCGACCTAGAAGGCGTAGGTAACAGTGTTAGTTTTGGCGGGAAATACATTCCGATTACAAAAGAAGACGCAACACCGGGCGCTATTACGTGGGACGGTCAACTAGATTACGTATTTAAGGAAATCAACTTCCTAGTTTCGTATATCTTCCAAATGAGCGAAACGCCGCAATGGTTATTCGGTACAACGATGGCTGACGGCGACTCAGGCGGAACAGGAACGTCGCATACAGACGGCGCAGCAATCAAAGCGCGCTTCATGCCGATACTTTCGAAGGTTCGTAGGATCCGCAACCACTACGATAAAGCAATTCGCGATGCATTATATACGTGCTATCTTTTCGATTCACAATTCGGTGAATACGAAGGCGAATCAGTCTATCCAAAGATCATGTGGAAAGATGGAATCCCTAAAAACGAAAAAGAAGAAGCCGAAATCATGCAAATTCGTACGTCGGGTAAATCTACGCTAGATGTTCAGTCGGCAATTAAGCGTCAGGACGAAGTAGACGACGACAAAGCGAAGGAAATCATGGACCGTATTGAAGAAGACGAGAAAGTCGCAACTGGCTTCGTTGATTCTTCCGTTTTCAATCAAAATACAACGCCAACAACAACGGAGGAGGCGACTGAGTAATGCGAGAATTACCGCCTCCGAATTACGAATATGAGATTTCGAAACTAGTGAACGTGTATAAGCAGGCGATGTTTGATATACAGCGGGAGCTAGAACGCGTTGACTTAACGAACTTTCAAAGAGCTAACGCAATGGCTACGTTGAAGTCAATCACCGATATTCTCCGAGAGTTAGACGCAACTACTGGCGCCTGGGTTGAATCGAATGCGCCTGTCGCAGTAAGTGATGGCATTGTTCGCTCAATTATAGCGCTAGAGATTGTCGGTACAGTCGCTGAAGCAGAAAAAATCGTTACATTTAGCCGACTTAACAGCGAATTAATTAAAGCAGTCGTAGCAGATACGCAAGACAGTTTGCTGAAGGTTACGCAGAACGTAGAGCGAAAAGTTCAAGTTGTTATTCGCAAAACAATGGCGGAAGTGCTCCGCGCAAACGCTACTAAAGGTATAAACGGTACATCGGCGCTGACGAGCGAAGTAGTAGCGAAATTACGCGAGCAATTAGGTTCCGCAATTGATACCGGTATTGTTGACGATATTAATAGACGTTGGAAACCGGAAGTTTATGCGGAAATGGCTGTACGAACGAAAATGCTTGAAGCGCACAAAGAAGCGACTATGAACGACGGTATCAGCCGCGGCGCTAATTACGGTGTGATTTCGAGGCACGGCGCTAAAGATGCGTGTCGTAACTGGGAAGGCAAAATCGTAAAGCTAACGCCAGCAGCCGAAGGAGATTATCCGTATATCGGCGATCTACCTAACCGAGAAATATTTCATCCAAACTGTAAGCACGTAGTTAGTCCAGTGAAACGGCCTGACCGCGTATAAAACTCGCCTTACGAAACGGCATTAAACTTTCGGATATTATAAGCGACGGCTTTAAAACGGAGGAGATACCATGAGCGAAGAAATCAAAAACGAACAAGTCGAAGTTGAACAAACGGAACAACAAGTCGAGGCGCAGCCCGAAGTCAAAACGTTCACACAGGACGAAGTAAACGAATTAATCGAAAAACGCCTGCAACGTGAGCGCAAGAAGACCGACAAGTATTCCGATTACGACGAGATCAAAACGAAAGCGTCCGAGTATGAAAAGTTACTCGAAGAAAAACGCATGTCTGAGCTTTCGGAAAAGGAACGTTTAGAGGAAATCGCTAAGAAGTACGAAGAGGAAAAGCAGGGATTGGCGAAAGAGCTTGAAGCAGTACGCGAACAGGCTAAACGCAAGGATATCGTCAATGCATTCATTAAGGCGGCACCAAGCGTAAACATTCCGGCTGACCGTATCGACGCTGCTTTAAAATTAGCCGACTTATCCGCGGTAGAAGTCGAAGAAGGCGAAGTAAACGGATTAGATGTCGTGTTGAATACGCTTGTTGAACAATATAGCTTTTTATCGGAGGTAAAGAAGCCGCAAAAGCCAATCGGCGAAAGCACGAATGGAAATCGCGATACTTCCGAGAAGACAGCCGAGCAATTACTAAGCGATGCGATGACGAAAGCAAAGCGTACAGGCAAACTAGAAGATCGTATGGCTGTCGCAGCGTTAAAGCGAGAATTAGGCATTTAATATCAACGTTTAAGCAGGCGCCTTTTATGGGCGTCTTTTTTAATTCTAAAAAACTTTAAATTACAGGGGGATTCACTCACATGGCAAAAATTTATGATGCTAGTCTTATTGGTAAAAAGCAATCGGTAGTAGATGAAATTCTTTTATTAAATCCACATCAAACACCTTTACTTTCATTACTAGGCTTCTCTGAAGCAGTAACGCAAACAACTCACCAATGGTTTGAAGATGAAATGATCGCTGACGAATCAACAGTAGCAGGCGCTAAATTAGTTTCTGATACTTCTGTTGTAGTTGCTAGCGCTGAACCTTTCCGCGTTGGTCACGTTGTTAAAATCGGCGAAGAGTTATTACTTGTTACTGCGGTTGCAGGTACTACTTTAACTGTTACGCGTGGATATGCTGGAACTACTGCAGCAGCAATCGCTGACGGAGCTAAAATCGAAGTACAATTCGTTGAAGGTCAAGAGGGTGCTGACGTTCGTGGAGCTCGTTACAAAGCGCGCGTTCCGAAGTCCAACAAAACTCAAATCTTTGATGACGCTGTTGAAATCTCTGGTACAGCTGCAGCGGTTCAACAATACGGAATCGGTGATTTATACGAGTACGAAAAACAAAAGAAGCAAGTTGAATTAGCGCTTCAGTTAGAAAAAGCATTAATTAACGGTATCCAATATGAAAACGGTCAAATCCGTCAAATGAAAGGTATCCGTCAATTCATCCAATCTAATGTAACAAACGTTAACGGCGCATTAACTTTAGACGCTGTAACTAACTTAGGACAATCAATCTACGAAGCTGGCGGTTTCGCTACTGGCGGAGACTACAAAGTAATCGTAGGCGCTAAACAAAAACGTAAACTTTCTGCGCTTGATACTAACAAAGTTCAAATCGGACGCAGCGAAAACTCTCGTGGTGAAGTAGTTGACACGTTAATCAATGACTTCGGTCAATTCGAAATCGCGTTAAACAACAACTTGGCTGCTGACGAGTTACTATTCGTTGACACTAACCGTATGGCTATCCGCCCACTAGTAGGACGCGAATTCTTCCACAAATTCATGGGAGATAAAGGTGACTACACTGTTGGTATGTTAGTTGGAGAATACACATTAGAATTCAAACAAGAGAAAGCACACGGACGTCTTAAAGGACTTAACTAATTAATACAAACGGCTCGCAGTTGATTCTGCGGGCTTTTCTTTTAGGTGGTGAATATCTTGGCAGAATTTAAATCGCATTACTTATCACTTGGCTTTTATGTAGGCGAAGAGTTTCACAAATTTAACGACGGTCGTTTCGTAACTGAAGACGACGCAATCATCGCAGAACTTGAATCGCTAGTTGACGTTCAACGCGTCGACGAACCAAAAGCGGAGGCGAAACCGGCGGCCAAGCCGAAAGCAGCACGCAAACCCTCCGCGAAATAACTTTAACCGGAGGTGCTTTACGTGTGGAACTTAACGGAAGCCAACGACTATATCAAGTTTAACGCTATTGATAACGAAGATTTCCTCGACGCGGACGATGATCGCAAGCAACTGTTACTTAACGTTAGCAAGCGCACAATCGACCGCAAGTTCAAAGATATCGAAATCCCCAACGAAGCCTATTACCTGTTTGGCGCTGCCCTCGGCGCAATCTTCAACGATACGAACAAAATGGCGCAGCAAGGCGTTGCTAGTTTCGGAGTAGCAGGCATTAACTTCACGTTCAAAGACGGTATTGGCTCGAAGAACGGTGCACCGGTAGATTTAGCGGGTTTTATTCCCGACGAAGTATACGAAATGCTGGGCGTCAGTCGAGCGCGTACCGTGAAATGGACGGTGTTGTAAATGGCGATTATTGCAATGAAACAAAAGGCGACGCGTAAACGTCCAGGCGCAAAAGACGACTGGGGAAACGTTACTAGCGAACCTAGTGAATTAACGCTCAAATGTCGCGCTGACGAAGTAACAGCCGTTATACAAAACCAACTCGGCGATGAAGTAGTTTCTAGCGTATCTTTTTTATTCGATAAGTTAGCGGATATCCGTTACGACGACGTAATCAGTTATACGAATGAACTAGGCGTAACAGTCGAACGTGCTCCCATTAGAATCGAACCCATTAGGATAACGAAAGCAATACTTACGAGGGTGTACGTATAATGGGTCGCGAGTTTGAGATAAACATCGATGAAATGATTCGCGATTTAGAGGGTTTCAGACAAGAAGCACAAACGGCGCTACACGGTACGATGGATGAAATCAAGGACGACTGGGTTCAGAAGTCTCGCGACGTAGCACCGTTAGATGACGGAAACCTACGACGCCAAATTGACGGAACAGTAGAAGGAACCGGCGCTAATTCGAAAGTTATCGTAACCGGCAATGCGACAAACAGTTCACGCGGATTTGGTCGATTTAATTACGGTTACTACCTTCACGAAGAAGCGCCGAGCTCTACGAATCTGTCAACGCAAGGTACGATGTTAAAGTTTCTTGATGAACCGGCAAAAGAACGCGAGGCGGAGTGGATGCGTTGGCTTGAAGAGGACATCCGCAATGCAGCAAGGCGAAGGGGGTTTTAATACGTGGGCTTAATCGATGAAATCAATGCGATATCAGACGTCATCAAAACGGACTTCCCTACGCTAAAAGTTAACAAGCAGTACGTACCAGAAAAGCCAACTAAAGGCGAAATGTGTGTACGTTTTCAGCGGAATAACTCCGGCGTAGATACGTCCGCAAGCTACGTATTGAATCGCGAATATCAAATAGTTTACTTCGGACTCAGCAACGTTGATTTACTAACGAAGATTGACGCGCTGACGGACCGATTCAACAACGAAATAAAAATACCGATTGAAGGGACTCGCTACTTAACCGTCGAGTCTCTTTCTTTTTCTCAACCGTTTAAGACAGCGGACAATCTTGACGCAGTGATTGGCGTGTTAGCAGGAACAACGCGCAAGAACAAAGCTGTGCCGGACGCTCCTCTAGTTGAAAACGTTGAGATTAGAACTACCGCAGACTTCGCGCAATGGGGACGGTTAGACGGGTCTTTGACTCCGGATGACGCGAGCGATGACATTACGATGTCAGAAATCGAAGGTTTCAGAATGCGCGAATTAGAAGACGGCAAGTTCTTATAAAACAATAAGGAGTGATACGATGGCAGGTCAA